TATGGTTTCTATACTAATAACCTCCCCCATAGTAAATGAACTAAAATCTTTTTTTAACCAATATTCTTCACCATCTAACACAATAAAATCCACATCTTTACCTTGTAGTTCAAAATTAACAAAAGCCAATTCCTCTGCTAATTTTTGAAATTCATTAACAGGCAACATATAAAACTTTTCTTGGGGGACACCTGATAATAAACTAATGGTTTCTACAACCACCTCAATCATAGTTAATCCTTCCCGTTCAAAACTAAATATTTTTACAAATTCACCTATACTTACTTCATCCCAACTTTGGGGTAAATTGAACTCAACTAATTCGTCATCAATTTCTAAATTTATTTTTAACATCCTTTTATATTTTTTTTTATTGTTATGCTTTTGCCTTGTTTATAATACTCCAAATACCACCGATAAGGGTTAATGCCCCACCAATAATCTCTGTGATTGTTTGTTCGTCTGTAATACCTTTCATTACAAAAATACCCCCAACAAATGTTAAGGTGTGTCTAATAATTCCTAAAATAATTTCTTTTTTCATAGTTCTAATTTATTATAAATATAATTTTATTGATGGTGTTTTTAGATAAATTTAAATGTCTTTGTTGCACCCATTTTTATTTCAAAAATCATTCTATATGCCATCGCATCACTAAAATCGGGGGAATGTCCTAATACCCTTTTAACCTCCCCCTTACTAATCATAGCAATCTTACCAACCCTTTCACTTGGTTTATATTTTACCTGTTGTAATTCATCTATTATGATTGATTGATATTTGGTATTAAGTATCTTTAAACTACCATTATTTATTGCTTCAGCCATTTTGAAATATAATTGTGTTTTTAGATTTTCATAATTCTCTTCTCTTAATGCCCTTGCGTTATTGACGATTGGTTTTGCTGATTTTAAATAGTTCATTAAATATTTACCAACCCCATCACTATCATAACTTATATTTTGTGGGGAAACTTTATACTCCTTTGCCTTTTCTTTAATGACCTCTTCTATTTTACCATCAGGATTTACTATAATGTCTATTAAGGTTAAATCATCCCACACCATTATTACCGCCTTATCACTTGTGAAGGCAATATCTGCACTAATATATCTTTTACCTTTTTCATCGGGGGTGTAATCGTCAATAAAAATATTTAATATAGTATCAAAAGTCATTAACGCATCAGGACTATTTTCATAATCCCAATTACCATTTATTAACCTTTCCCTATCTTGCATAGATAAAGATTTTTGTAGATTATCCACATATAAAGTATTTATGAATGGGTTGTCTAATACTAACGATTGTATGAACTTTCTATGTGTCGGTAATAGATTATCTTTACTTGGTTGATAAAAGTCCCTGTATAAGAAATTCTTTGATGGATTACAAGTCATTAACAATAGGGGTTTAATCCCCAAATCACCATTCATCCATCTACCTAATCTTGATTGAAGTATTTGTTTTCCCTTCTCATCAACCTCACCTGCCTCGTCAATAATGGCAAAAGTCAATAATTGTCCGCCTAACCTCGTATAATTTGGGTCTGAAGGTAAATACCTTAATTCTAAACAAACGATTTTAGAACCATTCATAAAGGTAATCTCACCCGTTGTGGAGTTATACTTATAGTGCTCGTCTGTCTTTAAATTCCAATCACTTAACACTTCCATTAAAGATACTATCGTTGTCTTTTTTAAAGTCGTTAATTCATTTCTTGCTAAACCAACTCTAATGTTGGGGTATTGAAGGCATTTTATTATTGTAAAGGCACAAGCTCCATAGGATTTCCCACCAGCTGCTGCCCCTCCGTATAATATTTCTGTTGTTTCTTCATCATCAAAATAATCAAAGATTAAATCCTGTTTTAATGATGGGGTGAAATTTATCTCCATAATTTTTATCCTTATATCTTCTTATATTTACTTCATTAAACACTTCTGGCATAATCTCATTAGTTAATTCCTCACCCCAAGTTATTATTTCTTCTTCTTTATTAATATCATAATCATAATATTTAAATCCCCCGTGTGTGCATTCGTGTTGAACTAATGTTATATCTCTATATGAACCATCACAAGCAGATAGATTGATGAAGATATAAAACCTACTATAATCGTTGGGGATAAAATTACACATACCATCAAAATATGTCCCCCCTTCTTCCATTCGTTTTATACAAGCAGTTCTATTTAATCCGTGTAATTCATCTACACCATAATAATCAAATAACTCAATAGCATCTTCACCTATTAAAAATTCGTAGTCGTCGTTATTCCGTAGTATAATCATCTTTATTTGGTTTTAGGTAGTTAATAACTATCCCTTCGTGTTTATGTTCGTGTTTCTCGGCTGTATAATAACCAAACATTTTATTTAACATATCTAATCCTTTAATAAGGTTTTTTCTGTCTGTTGATGTTTCATTTTTACATTCATCAATTAAGTCAATTAAATCTTTTACAACCTTATCCTTATTTACCCCATATTTTAATTGTAATTCACTTTCTTTAAACTCAATATATTTACTGACCTCTATGGATTGTTTCATTTTATGGACGCATCTTTTTGCAATATCAGGGTTTTCATGCCCCATTATTTCCATATATGCTCTCGTCCAATTTAATCCATTACTAAATGCGGCATCAACAACTGCCTTCTTTTTTTGGAAGTTTGTTTTGTATCCCATAATTTACATATTTTTAGTTTTTTTCTTACACTTCGTGCAAGGTGGTTTAGAACTTGTTTCAATTTCTTCAACAACAGGGATATTTGTCTCCTCCTTTATTGCCATTAAATTTAACCAATTTTGTATTTGTCTTTGTGCGAACTTTATTTGTGCTCCACAAGATGTGCAAACATTAAACTTGGGGTCAAATTGTTCCCGTATAAATTTAATCATTTCTTGCACTTCACCTTTATACACTCTATTTAATCCTATAAAGTATAGTGCTCTGTCTTTTATTTCTTTTTCCATTATTTCGTTTTAATTAAATCTTTATATTGTTCCCAACTATCAATTCTTGCTTCTGCGATGTTGAAGTATTCCTCATCCATTTCCATTCCTATAAATTGGAACCCCTCCAATAATGCGGCAATGCCAGTTGAGCCGCTACCCATATAGCAATCCATTACGACACCATTTGGTGGGGTTATTAACCTAACCAAATATGTTAATAAGTTAATTGGTTTTATGGTGGGGTGTGTGTTCTTTGATGTAGTATCTTTTGTGTTTAAAACCATTTCACCATTTGGTTGCAGTTTATAGTTAGAATTATTAACTTGGTTTTTTGTTTTATCATCAAAATCATCTAACCCCATATTTCTTTCTTTCTTTGATACTTTGGGAACATAAAAAAATCTTGATGCTCCACCTGTATCACCATATCCCCCTAATCCTGCAGCATTATCAATCTCTTTAAAACCATAACCAATATCTGTCCTATCTAATGATTTTTGTGTGGATTTACCTTTACCACCTTGTGATTTACTATCCCCACTCTGTTCGTCTAATATCTTACTTGCTTCTTCATCAATAATAAAATTGGAGGGGAACCTACCCTCAGGTTGTATAAAATCTTCTTTATTTAATTTTTTTCTTTCACTTGTTATATTATTAGGATTACTAATTAAATCACCATTACTATAAACACCACCACTTAAATTATCAGTAGTCCCAATTCTACATCCATCTATATTTATACCACCCGTTCCGTGTTCTAATACATTCTCTGCAATTGTTTTTTCACTTAATGGTTTTCTTGCCATACAGATTGGTTCATTTGCTGGTTTGAGTGCAGTTCCCCAACCTTCATATTCATTTTGTGCTTCATATTTAACATAGTCAGGGTGGTCGCTTCTAAATTTATTTCCACCATTACTAACATTTCTTCCACCAACAAAATTAAAATAATCACCTTTTTCAATCTCAACACCTTGTAGTTTATCAATCGCCTTACCGATGTTATGTGATTTGGGGAACCCACTACCATATACCCACATAATTTGGTCGCGTATCTCAAAACCTGCATCTTCCATATTTACAACCATTCTGTGATATGTTCGTGTCCCTCCAAATGATAATACATGCCCACCTGGTTTTAATACCCTTAAAACCTCTTTCCAAAAATTAACAGAAGGAACATCATAGTCCCACTTCTTATTCATAAAGGATAAACCATAAGGTGGGTCAGTAATAATACTATCCACAAAATTATCAGGTAGTTCCCTTAATTTTTCTATGTTGTCCCCCAACATTAATTTTACATTCTCGTTTTTCATCCTTTTTTTTTATCCTTTTATTTAAAATAAATATTAAACAAGATTTTTTGTTTTTATTTATTATTGTAATGAAACAAATTGAAATAACTTTACAGGAACTTTTTGATGCTTTGAAG